TAGAAATACCCTCCATCTGCGCCATCACCATCGTATGTTAAATTATTACTGTCTCCATCTATATCCAAATACGAAGTAGCGCCATCTATGTCTAACGCATAGCTGATTGTGTTGCCGTCACCTTGAATAATCCAGTCAAGATCCAGCTGTGAAGCTAAGGCGGCTGTGCCGTGGTTTAGCGTGAAAGTGTTGGTCGATCCGGTAACGTCTACGTTGTAGTTTGAGCTATCGATGCCAAACGTGTTCGTAGGATCACCTTGGATGGTAAAGCTGTTTGTGTCGCCGTCAAACTCAAATAGACCCGTTATTGAGTCCCCGGTTATATCACCTAAGAATTTGTTGGTATTACCGATTTGATTTATATCGAGGGTGAGTCCAGTCCCATCGAGATCAAAAGCTGTCAGGGTACCGGCTACTGAGTTAAGGCCACCAATGATGTTGGATTCGCCTAATTGTTCGATGTCGATGTTAGCTGTATTACCAGCTTGGTCCACGTACACTTCATTATCGGCTGCCCATGCCGATAACGTAACAAACAAAATTATTGCTGTGTAGCGTTTCATCTCCTAACCGTCCAATAACCATATGATACACCTTCTTCAATGGTTTGCAAAACGGCTGTCTCGATTGCAGCTTGTAAAGCGATGTTTACAGATTCATTTCGCACTACACCGCCCTCTACTTCTACAAGCTCAGTAGAATCGGCTACGAATCGAAAAACGTCATTATCAAGCGATGCGCTTAATATTGTTTTGGATACCAGAACCTCCATTAACACCTTCCCGGTTGTTACTGAAACTGTTCTTAGCGAAACCTGTACAGTGTCCCTCCTGTATGCCTTGCTTGTTCCGATTCCGAGCCATCTAGCCCCCAGACCGCCACTGGTTGTGTTAGATTCATAACCTATTACACCACCTTCCATAATAAGTCCAGCGAAGACCAAAGGCGGCAGTTTTTGATTTTCGTCAAAGCTCTCGCGGGTAGATCTAATCAGCTGACGTTCTTTTGTTACGTGATCGAGTCCAACGCGCTCAACCACTGAAAAGAAACCGTCGTTGTTTTTTCCTGCATGTTGCAATGCGCGTATCAAATAAGCATGAGGCGCTTGAGTGATGGCTGTGCTGAAAGTGGCAAATTGACTGTTGCTTCTACGCGCACCCGTTTGATCAGTAAAAGAATCTCTGTATACAGCAATGACCGGCGTGCGTATGGGCGGGTCTACATTCAACAAGTCCTCGTTGACCAAGCTTCTTATCTCAGCTTGTTCGATTCTTTGTATAGGGGCTATGTTGTTTTCAATGGGGTCCGGTATCAGGATCGTACATGAGGAGAGCAAGTAGCTAGAAAGTAAAGCTACCGATAGGGACCGTAATCTCTGTTGTATTACCGTCAGAGTCGGTGATCTTGAGTGTGATAAGTCCAGAAGTTTCATCTACTACATATTCTATTGTGTTTCCCATCAATTCAATTATTCCGCTAGTGCTGGGATTTTCACCAAACAGCTTATCAACAAGCTGGCGTGACAGCTGCGCATAGACTCTCGATTCAAGATTCCTGATGAAACGAGCAAGCGTAGTGTTCTCAGCATCTCGCGCTAATTTTTCATTATACGCTTTTATTTCAGCCTTGATCGCTTCCTTACGATTAAACTCTTGGTTTTCAATAGTTAGATAGTGTGCAGATGTGCCGACACCAGAAAAACTTGGCGACTTAAATTTGTGGACCATCTCATCGGCTTGAGCAAATGAGGCAAACAAAACAGAAAGCAAAATAGTGGCTATGCCAGTTATGGCAAACCAATTTTCAAATTTTCTGTCCGCTTCCGTTTTCTTTCTCATCGTTCTTGTTGGGTGCAGTATCAGCATCTCTAAGCTCAATAACTGTATTCACCTTTTCTTGTAATCTTATCATATCTTGGTCCAAAAGTCTGAGCTGGTCAGTTAGGCGTATAATTGTAGCCTTCATATCTTGGACCGCAGGGTCGATTACATTAGTGATTGTTTGCCAAACAAAGTAAACAAAATAGCCTAGACCTATTACCATGACTACCGGGAAACCGAAGTCTGCGACTAGCTGGACGACATCCACTAGTCTCTCCTAGCGTCTATTTTTCCGTCTTCTACAAAGTTTTCTGCGCGTGCAATGCGCTGTAAGTCAGGTGGAATATTTAACGCGCTAGATACGCTAGTATCAATGCGTATCATGTCATTGTTCATAATCGATGCTCTAGTAATCAGCATCTTTGATATGCCTTGCACGGTTTTAATCTCATCGACCAAACCGTTCATCAGCTGACGCATAACAAGAAAAATAAAGTAGCCCATGATCAGGCCGCTTGCTATTGGCAAGCCAAGCTCTGCGATAAGACTAATTGGATCCTGCATTATCCCGGTCTTTTTTCAGGCACACCTTGCCTTCTGTGTCTTCGTACAAAACAAATTTGTCGCCTTGCTCAAAGTCATGCATGGCTAGTTTAGTCATTGTCATTTTGTCTACGTCATCAGAAAACTGTATCCCATACGGGCTTATAGCTAACTTGTAACCAACATATGTAGTAATCATTAATCTTCGCCTTTGAAGCCTTTGGAGCTGTTTGATGTTCCTGCGTATAGGCCAAACCATGCTGCGCCTGCGCCTACAATAATTGAAATAAGACCAGACTGTTCTAGCGACGGATCTGGCAAACTCATGAACCACATGGTCGAGTAGTACAAAAGAAATATGTATACGGTAAGAAACAACCGCGGAAAAATTCTCCAAGCATCTACAGCTCTAGCTAGGTGTATCCACTTTTGATAAGGATTGATGCCACGCTCCACGGTGGTGGTGCCGACTTCTACTTCTAGCTCAATCTTTTTTTTTGTTACTTCTTCGCTCATAGCAAGACTGCTACTCCAATAACCGTTGCTACAATAAATGGGTATACGCCCCACAAAAGCATTTCTAATCTTTTAAATTTATCACTGCCGTCGTCTAAGCGGCGCTGAATGTATTCGTAACGAACGGCGCATTCTCTTTGATGTGCTTTGATTTCAGCCAAAGCTTCCACGCCTTCTTCCATCTTATTGTTTGGCCTTGCCTATATTTAAAGCGGCAATTTCCAGAATTTTGTACAGACGCGCAATCAGGGCGTCATCTTTTGGCGTTGGCGTGAGACTACAGATAATGCTTGCGGCGCAAACTATGCCGGTAACAACGCTGAAAATATTTGTGATAATTTCCATATTACTTGCTCTTCTTTTTTTTCTTTTTGACTCTTACTGTTTTGTAAGCTTCATCTACGTCAGGAGTAGACTCGTCGTCGCCAATGTACTGACCTTTGTCGTTTCTAGCTCTTACCGTTTTGCGTTCTGTCCCGGTTACAGCATCAACAAGTTTTGACCACCAGCTCATGATTCCCCTACAGTTTTGGTTTCGCTTTCCAAAACTTCATCCGCTGTTTTAGAGAAAGACTCAATAAAATCTATTTTATGCTTTTCAAAACTTGGAAGTCTTTTGTTGATTTCTTTTTGATGATGAGCAATCTCATTCTCTAGTTCAATAATCATGACCTTGAGCATTCTTTGCTCCGGGGTCAAATCAACATCTTTTACTTTTTCTCCGTTGATTAAATGTGTTACTTCTTCGTTTTGATTTTTCATTTTTTTTCCTTAACTTAATTCTTTGACTGTCGTAGTCGGTGATGCCATTTCTGTTAGTCTTGCATCTAGTTTGGTTTTCATTGCGGCAACCTCGTCAGACCCTATGGCAGACTCTACCCAGCCTTGCACCGTCGCCTCATCTAAACTAGACCAGTTAGTAAAAGAAGATAAATCGGAAGTATCTAAATCCTGTGATCCATAAAGTTCGGAAGTGTTAGTTCCGTCTGTTGCATATAAACGCCAATGCACCCTCCAGACGACGTTAGATTTACCGCTTTTTGTAGGATAAACGTCGCATTGTTTGGTTTTCCAAGTATAAGTGTTTGCCATGTTATACCTCCAACGCCTCTAATCTAGCCGTCAAATTTTCGATTGTTGTTTGTTGTTCTTTCATTCCTTTAACCAAATGCACAACCAATTTGCTGTAATCCATTTGGTACATATCGTCATGGTCAAGTGTGACAGCATTCGGGACCACTTTTTCTACTTCTTGCGCTAGAAGGCCTTCGTCTGACTTGCCGCCGTCTTTCCAATCGAAAGACACAGGATTCAAAGCGTTAATTACTTCTAGACCCCTAGCCTCTCCAGTAACATTTTTTAATCTAGCATCTGAAGATGTGTTATAAGCAGTAGAACCGTGATTGACGGTGACGCTTCCTACGGTTGACCCAGAGCCATTAACCATTACAGCGAAGAAATATGTGTTACCACCAGAAGTTGTGGGTCCGGTTGAAACGTATGCAGTGAACCCAGCAGTTCCCACTTGGGTGTTGATACAGTTATTGCTTGAGGATGCTACTATTTCGATAGCTGCATCAGCTGGTGTGCCGGAGGCAACGCCGCTAGTGGTGTTAACCATTAACCGACCGCTACTAAGAAATCTTGCCGCTTCTCCTAAAGAACCGCCGCTTGCGACTTGGAAAAACAAGGCCGCTGCATTGGTGCTTTCTCCACCGTTATCTATTGCAATTCCAAAGCCTGCTGCTGCTTTATTTGCTCCATTTGTACCTTGTTGTATTTCTACACCAAGAGCAGAGCTAGATGTAATGGCCGTGTTTGAAGCAAAAGGCCCACTTTGAGGAGATACGGTGGTTCCCAACAAAAGTTTACCTGATCCGTTTATTCTAGCCAGCTCACTTCCTGAGTTAAGCCATCTTTGTACCGTTGTACCTGTGGAGCTTGTTTCTACATCTAGGCCTCTATCTGCTGAACTACCACCAGCAGTTTGGTGAAAAGTTACCAACGTCCCTGTGTGAGATTGATCGACGTGAAGGGCCGAGGCAGGCCCCGTGGTCCCTATGCCTACGCGATTATTGCCGCCGTCGATGTGCATTATATTTGTGTTGAAAGACTTAAAGTTGATATCACCCGCTGTTGAATTTGTTGATGTTGTTCTTAATGTAATATCTTTGCTGGATGACAAAATCATATCTTCTGAACCAGCGGTAGTATTAAAAGATATTATTCCTTCATCATTATCCCCACTATGCCCAAAGTTAATTGCAAGAACTGAAGAACTACCTCCTAGAATACTTAACTCAGTATTGTCATCATCTTCGACAGTAAGAACTGTTCCAGATGTAGCAGATGCCCCGCTTGATGCTTTTGTAAAAGCTCCTCCAGTTGCCGTAATACTACTGTTAAAAGTGGCAGCGCCAGCCGCCGACATATCAAGAGTAAGGGCGGTTATACCAGAACCTCCATCCTCACCTTTGAAGATGATGTCCTTATCATCAACCATAGATTTAATGACAAAATCACTGGAAGAGTTTTCTAACCTACCGATATTAGTGCCACCGTCCATGAAGATCACCTGACCTCCATCTGCATCTAGTTCAATATTGCTTGCTACATCTAAAGTCAAAGTACCAGAGGAAAGATCAATCTCTGTGCCATCAATCGTGATGTTATCTACTACGACACCTGCGTTGGCAGTAAGAACACCAGTAACACCTAATGTGCCACCTATGGTTGCATCATCAGTTACAGTGAGATCGTCTTCTACTTTAAGGTCTACTACATTTAAACTTGCAAACGCATCTACAACAGCAGCGCCACTACCGGCGCCATCTAGATAAACGACTTTCACGTCTCCCGGCGGGATCGTTACATTTGCCCCGCTACCTTGAGAAATAATAATATTTTGGGACCCGGAGGTTCCATTCTCTATAAAGTGCAAACGCGAGAGCGTATTTGGTGCGATGGTAATTGTGCAGGCTGAATCGAGTGTGCCGGTGTACTTGATGTACATAGATCGCGCGGGATCCGTAGAGCCATCGGCTACGGTAGAAGTGTGAGTATCGGCGTTAGTGGTTATGGCTTCAGTGCCAAAAGAAAGTGCTTCACCTATCAATTCGAGGTTGACGTTCGTTTCCGTACCCCAAGTTCCTGAAGACTCTCCGGTGCCGATCTCTTTTAATCTGAGGTCATTTACATAGGTTGCCATTTTCTATTCTCCTTTCTGCATTATAGCAAAAAATTCTTAAGCTGCATCTCGGCCAGCTTTTATCTCCTCATAACCGGGAGTTTGTGTTGTTGATATTGTAGCGTAATCTGGTGTTTGTGACGTATCTATTTCGCCGTACACCAAAGTCGTGCCAATACTGAATGTTGCTGACTGACCCGTCGGTGTTACATTTGCAGCTGCGTTAGTGGTCGCTGTGCCAAGCGCAGAAGTCATAGATAAACCTGTTACTTCCGCAACAGCGTTGTGGTGTACTTCAACGGATCCGAGTGCTGATGTTACCGCTCTGCCTGTAGGCGTGACGTTAGCTTGCGCAACAACAGACACTGATCCAAGGCCAGATGTTATTGCCTGACCTGTAGGCGTTTGGTTTGCTTGCGCGACGACAGATAACGCGCCAAGACCTGATGTAATCGCTTGACCAGTCGGTGTTTGGTTGGCTGCGGCTGTTACAGATAAAGATCCAATACCGGAAGTTACTGCTTGCCCGGTTACTTCAACAGGTAGTGCGGTTCCCCAAGCACCTTCATTCCATGTGCCTCGGCCCCACCCGTTAATATTGGCCATCAGCTAAGATCCGCTTTCGCGCTTTCGAGATACGCTTTGATGTGTGTTAATTCTTCGCGCACTGGACCCGTGATGTAGTCGAGCAACAGTATCGAATCTATTTTCGCAATCGCCGCTTCTATGTTTTCAAGTGTAGTCATATGCTAGTCCTGTGCTACTAGCATTATAACTAATAAAACGCAACTAGGAAGCTACTCCCTGAAACTTGCGATTCAAGATCTTGACGACTTTGTTTGGCGAGAAGTCTTCATAGCCTGCATGCGTGTTCGCGACCTGCTTTGCAATACGTCTAGCGCCAAGGCCACGCTGTTTGCATTTCTGTATGGTTTTGATCACAGCCTGCTCTTCAGGTATCTCTACCAATTTTTTGCGCGTTTTCATACGGTTACCTTGTGGTAAGCGCTCTTCTTCAAACTCAAAGCCAAAGGGTGCAGAGCCACCGATTGAGTAGCCACGCTGCGCCCAAGCAATTTTGCCTTCTGCAAATTTCTTCTTGGTGTTTTCAAACTCCATCTCAGCGACAGCTGACAAAACCATCAACATAATCTGGTTCACCAACGAGTTCATATCGTATTTAGACTCCAGACCTTTTGCGGCCATCTCTTTGGGATAGACCACAGGCATGTCGTTGAATTGTTCGCACAGATACAAAGTCACGCCGCTTTCTTCTAGGTGCGGAATCGTTTGCAGTAGATCGTTGCAACTACGTGATAGTCTGTCGATCCGGGTAGCAATAACAATGTCATACTCATCAATCACATCGGTCATGGCCCGACACTGCTCACGCTCCATAATCGGCACGGTCCCAGATACGCCAGCATCTACAAACCACTCAGTAACATCCCGGTTAAATTTATCGCGCACAAACTCAGAGATCAGCTCTTGCTGGGTATCGATAGAGATCCCGTTCTCAGCTTGCTCGGTGGTGGATACACGGCAGTAGCCGTAGATGTTACGAATTTGTTTTTTAGGATTGCTCACTTTGCACCTCCTCTTCAGTGTATGAGTCTTCATCCATATGCAGGATGATGTATTCCGGTTCCCGGTTCAAAAAGACCAGCTCGATCTTGTCCCGGTCCACTTCGGCAGTAGCCAGTGTGGGTTGTTCATTGCGCGGTAATCTTGTTGCAAACCATTGCGCTAACTGTTTGTTTGGAGTCCAAGACAATCCATCAGAGTAGCCATGCAGTTTGCAGTAGCCACGATACACAGTTACACGCTCTGGCAAGTCAAACCAATGCGCTTTCTCTTCATCAGTTTGCGGACACAATCCGCTTGAAAAAAAGTATTTAAAGAAACCGTAGTCAGTTAGATCTACGCCAAGCTCAGACGCTTGCCAAAATGCGCGGTAATATTCTTCGTCTGAATCGAAGGCGGTCCTAGGTGCTGGTGTACTCATTTTGCACCTCCGACGAATCCATACTTGGTCAGCTCTTCATGCATGCGCTGCCAATCAATATCAAGAGGACGACGGCCCTCAGCATAATCGCCCAACAACAGCTGCCCATCTTTGAGCAGCTGCACTGAACGCCAGTTACGTGGCGCACCATCAAGCTGGATATCAATATCATGCTTGAGACAGGTACGGCGCACTCGATTATAAAAACGCTTTTTATTGCTGACCATCATATCCCTCCTTAATTTTCTCCGGTTAAATTTACTTTGGCTATCCAAGACCCGAGGGTTTCGGCGGGGGGGCCACCCCCGCAACTCGTCAGTTGGATTAAGAGGAGCCTTCTCCTCTTTTCTCTTGTCGGCTGTCCAGCTCACTCTGGAAGAGAGCGATTGCTCTTCTGAGTTGCTGATCGTCCAGCTCGTCGCACAGGTGACACCATCCCCCGATGGTATTCATCTGGCGCTCTATGTAGCAGAGCAGACCGCTTTTGTCCGCAAGGGACTGGGAGCCTAGAAAGGACTTCATAGTCCTCAGCTCGGTTTCGGTAACAATCATAAGCACCTCCTCGGTACTGGTTAGTGATATGATCATTATACACATTCCGTGTCGATGTACAAGTATTTATTTGCTTGTATAAAAGTTTGCAATTGGACACGGCACGTGGTAGGATGTCTGTACATTTATTAATCGGAGATATAAATATGGAAACAAAAAATAACTGGTTCGACGTTAACAAGAAGGGACTCGAACAATTACTAAACGGCAAAAGCCGCACCTTCGCAATCGCAGAGCTTATTCAGAATGCTTGGGACCAAGAGGTCAGTGAGGTTCGGGTCCAGATCGAAAAGGACTCAGCTGGATCTCACAACCATAGAGTAGTCGTCAGTGACGATGACCCAAATGGCTGGCAAGATATTTCTGATGCGTTCACTTTGTTCAATCCTAGTAACAAGAAGAGCGACCCGACTAAACGTGGTCGTTTCAATCTTGGCGAAAAACTTGTGTTGGCTATCTGCAAAAAAGCCAAGATAGTTTCAGTCAACAGCGCTGTTAGTTTTGATGACAAAGGCAGACGACCAATCAGAACAAGAACCGAAACTGGTTCTTACTTTGATGGGCTGCTCAAAGTCAGCAAGTCTGAAGTGCAAGAGTTCGAGTCTTACGTCAAAACTTTTTTGACCCCGGACAATATTAAAACTTGTGTCGACGTGTTAGGTAACAAGTTTGTTCTGGCGCCACACAAAAAGGTTATAGAGTTTAACTTGCAGCTGCCGACTATCACTTCTGATGTCGAGGGTAACCTCAAGCGCACAACAAGAATGACGACGGTTGAATTGTTTGAAGTAGAAGATGGCGAAGAGCCAACGATCTACGAGATGGGCATACCAGTCGTTGGTCTTGATGGCGACAAGTGGCACATCAACATTCAGCAAAAGATCCCATTGAACATGGATCGTGACAATGTCACGCCAGCTTATTTAGCGCAGCTACGTGTTGCGGTGCTTAACGAGGCTGGACACTTGCTCGATGATGATGAGGCCGCTGACGACTGGGTCAGTTCAGCAGCAGCTGACGAAAGAGCTTCGTCAGAGTCTGTCGAGCGAGTGCTAACTTCTAGATTTGGCGAGGAGCGTGTTGCTTACGATCCTTCTGATCCAGAAGCTAACAAGATCGCAATGTCTCAGGGCTACACGGTGGTGACCGGGGGCAGCTTGAGTTCTGGTTTGTGGAGAAATGCAAAAGCATCTTCTGCGATTAAGCCAGCTGGCCAGATCACACCATCGCCTAAGCCATATAGCGATGACCCTAACGCAGAGCCTGTAACAAGGGTGCCGCAGTCTGACTGGACCGATAACCAAACTAGATTCGTTGAGTACGCTAAGAAGCTGCACATGGATCTGATTGACAGGCCGCTACATGTGAGCGTGGTGAAGGTTCATAACTTCTCGGCAGCTTACGGTACAGGTGGGCTTCTGGGATGCAGGCTGGATATAAACGCCAACAACGGCAAAGCTTGGTTTGCGCCTAGCAATTTCAAACAGCAGTTGTCGCTGTTACTTCATGAGTTTGCGCACTTCTACTGCGGTGATCATTTCGATCACAAGTTCCATGACGCGATTTGTGATCTTGGCGCCAAGCTTGCAATTCAGTTGGGGGCTGACGCGCAGTCATGAGATTGCGCGTTAAAGGCACCACCTTCCATGGCCAGTACATGGGCCGGGATACCAAAACCGGGAAGGTGAAATTTTTGGACGAGGAGCTGGGTAGGGTAAAACTCTACCCGGCTTCAAAGTTAGTTAAGGCACACGACAAATAGGAGTAATTATGGGTGACGTAATTTGGGGAGTTTTTGATAACTCAATGTGGGAGCTGCACGTACATGTGCGGATCAATGGCGAAGAAGGTTACTATAAGCACGTGCGGTGCCGGGATGAACATTTCCCGCAGTTGATCAGTCGCAAGGTAAACGACTTCGATAAAGAGGGTAAAAATTACAAAGTTTACTTAGACGGTGAGCTGGTACACCAAACCGATTACAAATGATCGAGTGGATTTTCTATATCATTCTGGTCGGCATGGTCGCTTTGCAGTTGGCTGTGCTGGCTTGGATGTGGAGAGATCGTTAGATCGCTAGAGATAGTAAGCCGGACCTGTCGTAATCAAACGGTATCCCAGCGTTCATTAACGCGACTTCTTTCGCGTCATTCTCATCGAATCCTAGCTGACGACTGATTCTAGGATCTTCTACTTCACCGCCTTTCGCGAAGTTTGTGCCTTGTGTCTTGTTCAGATACTTAGCTAAATTTTCTATCAGCTCATCAGTCACTGGCTCGACCATGGGTTCCATGGACAAAGATCCTAGCTGCTGTTGTCGGGTGAGCGGCTTGCCTGCTACGTTAGTTTTTTGTGCCATACGCGCAAAGTTTTGCGGGAACATGATCTCAGGCGGCACGCCTCTACCGGGTAAGCCACCAAGATAGTCACCGGGTATTACTGTGTCATAACTGAGATGATAGGGATCCTTAAAGGTCGGTTTTGTTGGATCTGCTTTGAATATGCTGTATCCAGTCTCCGCTGGATTAAGAGTTCCTTTGGGTCCTCTGGGTATTCTAAGTGCCGGGTCAGTGATGGTTTCCACTACGTCTTCGTATACCGGGAAGCCCATGTTTTGCCATTTTGCTTTTTTCATTTCCTTAATAACAGCTTTGCGAAGCTCACCGGAGCTTATACTGCTAGGTATTTCGCCTGTTAACTGTCCGACAAGGTCTGGGCTGCTAAGGCCAACAAAATCTTTGGGACCGGGATCTTTCGGCGTGCCTTTCCTGACTGCGGCGTCAAAAGCTGCTAATTTTTTCTTTGGAATCTTCAGGTAGTCGAGCTGACCTACCATTGACAACACCACCGGGGTAGAAAAGTTAATGCCTTCACGCGCCATAGCAGTGTATACACCAAGGGGCGGCATACCAGTTTCATCCATGGCTTGAATGATGTTCATTTGTTTTTGGTTGGCTGCACCCTCCATTGATGCCCAACCTTTGCCTTTGCCAGACATGTATAGCGGATATCCGGGTCCACCTTGCACGGCTACAGGAAAGCTTAATGGTACGCCTTTAATGTCAGTCAAAGCTCCAATGCCAGATCGATCACCTTGTATCGGCACTAGGCTATAACCATACAAATCATTTGGATCTAAAATTGTTCTTTCAGCGGATACAAGGTCTTGTATTTTGCCAGCGGCTCTAGCTTCCTCACGACGTTTGAATGCCGGTGTTTTTAGGTTGTCTGTGTATCTTTTTGCTCTACCGCGATTTAAAGACTCTGTGACTGGACTAGATGTATCAGGATCTATCGTTCCCACGGGCGCTTGGTTTTGTTTGAAATTTTGTACCAAGTCATCTTTGCTTGCGGCTTTTGGTGGTGTGGGTGGACCGTCAACAGAGAACACCGGCCTGATGTTATCTGGATCGAATATGTTACTTTCGATCAAGTTACCTTGCTTATCAAATCGCCTTACACCATCAAAGCCCTCTGCCTTGATCTTTGGTATGTCTATCTTGGTAAGCGGGTCATAATCGATATCGAAGTAATTCAAATCTCGTTTGATGTAAACCGGCATGATGTTGGCGCCAGCTGATCGCTTTGGCTTCATGCTGGATACAATTGCACGGTTACTGGCTATCTCAGGATCCGGGGTGAAATAGATTCCTTCGCCTAGGTTCCCGGTCTTCGATGGCTCGAAGCGAGTAAAAGTATCAGCTGTGCCGTGATACATGATCTGGTTTGTTTCAAATCCAGCTCTATTAGCATCTACCACTGGGTCCAGCGCTTCAATGCCGCGCTTGATGGCCTTGCCACCAGCTCCGACACCTTTAGCCACACTACCAACAGTCGGACCAAGAACCGGACCAAACAAAGGCACCGCATACATTGCATCGCCCAGAACACCTAACCCCTGCATCGCTGCATCGAAGTATTCTCCGCGCGAAATATTTTCGCCTAGGCTTGGCATGTCCTCAGCGGCAAATGCGTCTATGAGGTCTACATCACCGGATGGCATGGCTGGCATTTCACCAGCTGCATCTATGAGTCCCGCGCCGGGAGCGAATTGAGAACCAAAATATGCGAGCTGCGCTCTACTGGGCAGATAGTCGAAGATATCAGTATCTTCAGTGGCCATATTATTTAGGCAGGGAGCCTATGCCTTGATCGAAACCAGCACTGCTGTATTGCTCCAGACCTGAGACTCTTTGCTCTCTAGGGTCAGGGCCAATGCTTTGTCTGATAGGGAATGTTTCTGGAGTTTCTGTTACTTGACCAAATTGTTCGAGCAAGTATTGAGCTGCGTTGTTCACGCCCTGCGTTTTAGCCAGATACTCAAATATCTCTTTTGCTTGGCCTACGGTTTCAGGCGGTAAGTCTTCTACTCGAACCACAGATCTAAATGTCGGGCTAAACATCACTTGCGTAAACACCTGATCAACACCCGGTGTACCTTCAATGTCTACGCTGCTCCCAGAGCCTTCGCCGTAACTTTGCTCTGAGCGCATGCTCTCTCTTGGCATGGTAAATGGCTCATTGACCATCGACCTTAGCTCTTCTTCAAATATATCTACGTCTTCAGCTGCCATAATATCACCAGTTCTTGCAGGACCAGTAAGATGCCGCGAACACGTCCTTTTTCTTTTCTACCGCATCGCAGTTATGTCGCGCACGGAACGATTTGCGTCTGGCCGGTTGATCCTTCTTGATCGACATCTTTGGATCCCCGTAGCGCACGATCTTTACTTGATCGCCTTTCTTTGCCAGCACTTTAAATTTTTTCTTGCCGCCGGAGGTGCGGACTTGCTTGTTATAACCGGGAAAAGATTCGCCCCGGTAGGTCAGCCTACCAGACTTTGTGCGAGTAACATCTTTTACATCAGCCATAATTTTCCATCCTTTCGTAGTGATGCCAGTTACGGTTCATCACTTCAAACCAATCCTCCATCGTCATTATACACACAAAATCGTTTGTCGCAGGCCACTCAGTATTGACGGCGTACATGGGCAAACAGACTTGTATCGGTTTCCTGTTGTATTTATATATCAAAACCGGGATTTTATCACCCGCAGCTTCACGCACTTGCGCAAGCCACTCAGGTTTGTAGGTCCAGCCATCGGCGTAATGTTTACACTCCACCGCATGATACGGGATGTCGATGTCCGCGAGGTCCTTTTGCTGATATTGGTCCAGATTTCGTTTGCAATTAAAATTTATGTCTTGGGACTCAAGCCACTCATTTATTTGCGCAACGACAGATCTTTCAAATGTAGCGCCTTTTCTCCTAGAATCCGCGCCCATAGGGTACCTTGTGAATTGATATAACCATATCGTCAGTATACCATTAGATCGCTTGCAGACCACAAATCGGCAGATTGTGAAACGCAGGTACCT